CACCCTTTCAATCGCTTAAAAAATTATGGCAACATTGATAAATGGCGTTAGTTATTCATGGAGTAACCTCAACTTTGTGGTTGGGGGTGTTCCAATTGTAGGAATAACAAAAATCGCCTACAAAAAAGACCAAGTAAAAGAGAATATCTACGGAGCAGGAAATCAACCTGTATCGCGTGGATATGGAAATGTCACTTACGAAGGAAGCATCACTATCAAGCGTGAGGAATTGCAGCGGTTAATCATTGCAGCGCCGAACAAGGATATTGCCAACTTCGCACCGTTTGACATCCCTGTGATTGCTGCCGGAACAGGTGTTACACCGATAAAGGACACGCTAAAAAGTGTGGAGTTTAAAGGTTTTGACATGAGCGCATCACAAGGAGATACATCTGTGGATGTTGAATTAGAACTTGTAATTGGCGAGATTGTTTCTGCTTAAAATCAATTATCTTTGTGGACATGAAACCACAAGAAATTGAATCAAAAGAAGCGGAGTTGACAGCAAAGCATGGTAGGAAAGTAACTTGCCATGCTTTTGCTATTTCAGAAAGCGACACCGCATATTTATTCCTGAAAAATCCTGACCCTGCCATTAAGATGATGGCTATTGATGTCTCGATGGAATCATTCACAAAAGCATCCGATTATCTTTTCAAGGCAAGTGCATTGAAAGAGGAAAGCGACCCACGATTTTTCAGCGGAAAAGAAGAAGATGAGGATTTGTATTTCGGCGCATTAATGACCTGCCAGCAGTTAGTAAAATTTGCCATTGGAGAGGTAAAAAAAAAGTAGCAGATGGATATGATGTTGCTAAAAGAAACATCATGTCTGATGCAGGAGAATTCATGCGGATGGAAGCATGGTGCATGCACATACTGCATAAAAATTTTGATGATTTAAACGAAGAAAAAATCGGCAGACTTTGGGCGCAATGCGAATATGTAATGAAACAAAAAGGATATAAGTTTAATTGACATGGCAATTAACAACGAAGTAAAATATACCATCTCTTTAAAGGATTTGTTCACAGCAGCCATTCGCAAAGCAAAGGGTGAAACTGATGAGTTGGACAAAAGTGTAAACAAGGTACAGGGCAGCGCAAATGCTTTAGGTGGTACAATGTCAAGAATTTTCGCAGGTGTATCTGCCGGGCTATTTGCCAAAAGCATTTATGATGTAGGCACAGGCTTTGAGAATGCACAGATGGGATTGAAAACTTTGTTAAAAACAGAGGAAGCTGCAAACGATGTGTTTAATTCAATCATGGAAGATGCACAGAAAACACCGTTTGATTTTAAAAGTTTGCTCATGGCAAACAAGGCTTTGTTGAGCGCAGGAGATAATGCAGAAAATGCCCGAAAAGTAGTATTGGACTTGGCAAATGCTATTGCTGCAAGTGGTGGAGGAAGCGATGAACTTCAGCGAATGGTTGTTAATTTGCAGCAAATAAAAAATACAGGCAAGGCATCAGCATTAGATATTAAGCAGTTTGCCTTTGCAGGTATTAATATCTATGGTGCTTTGGCAAATGCAACAGGATTGCCGATTGAAAAAGTACGAGAATTGGATGTTACTTATGAACAGCTTTCCTATGCTTTAGAAAAAGCAAGAGCATCAGGAGGTATGTTTGAAAATGGATTAGAAAATGCGATGAGCACTGTTTCGGGTGCTACATCAAACTTGGGAGATAAATTTGATTTGTTGAAATTCAAACTATTCAACATGTCAAAAGATGGATTGAATTCAGCATTGAATGGACTTGCGGCATTCATTGAAAAAATTGAGCAGGTTGTTAGGTGGAATAAAGAAAACATTTCAGGAATAATTGAATTCACACGCAACCTTGTTGAGGGTATGATGCCAGCATTGAAAATTATTGGAGGTGCATTGCAATTTGCCTTTTCAATTACATCGGGATTAATTCGAGGATGGAATAAACTTGGCATTCTTGGACAATCATTACTTGCATTTGCATCAGGTTTTGTGATTGCATTAAAAGCAATTCAGGTAGCGCAATCTGTGTACAATGCAACACTTGCAATTACCGCTGCATTATCAGGTAATTGGGCAGGCTTGGCAGTTGCTGGAATTATTGCAGCAGCAGGTGCAACATGGTATTTGGTTGATGCTGCCAATGAATACAACAAAAAGAAAGGCGAGGCTTTAAGAATGAAAGGCAAAAAGCCTACATTGGCAGTAGCGGCAAAAGAAGGAGCATCCATAAAAAATGCAGCCGCAGTAAGTGCAGCACCAACAGCAAGCGCAACACCAGCAGCCAAAGCCGAAGCCCCGAAGTACACGCAAATAAATATCAGTGTAAATAAGATGCAGGCGAGTGAAAACATATACATTGAAAGCGGTGTAAAGCAAAGTGAAAATCAAATTGCAAACAAGGTTCTCGAGATGCTCACAGGTGCATTAAATGATTCACAGCGCATGGCAGGTGTACACTAAAAAAAACAGACATGGCAGTTAATGGAATTTTCATCCCTGACAGGAATAATCAGATACCTGAAAGAATTTATCAGATAGGCGAAGCGTTCGGCATTCAGCAAATCACCGCTGGCATCCGTTCAGCATTCATGCCACCTGACAAGGGCAAGGATAACAAGGTGGAAAGAAAATCCTTCTTGGGCACACCTGTGATGAGTAATTTATCCATTGCGGCCGATGAGTACACGACATCATCCGGGCAAAGGGTGAAGTTTGCCAACTTAGATTTTGATTGCGTTTTATTCGAGATAAGACAAATCAAAAACATCATCTACACACCAATACAGGGCAGAGACGGAACGGTGAAGGAATACATCGGCAATGGTGATTTTGACATTACCTGCAGGGGAGTAATTGCAGGAGCAAATGGAAGATATCCGAACAAGACCAACGGAACACAGAGCGGAGATACATTGAATGTGGTTGAGAACTTGCTTGCGGTTGCAAATTGCAATCAGGAAATCACCATCAACTCATGGTATTTGACCGAGATATTCGGCATCTTTCAGATAGTGATAACTGATTTTGACTTAGGGCAAGAGGAAGGCATGTACGGCATGCAGAGATTTTCTTTCAACGCAAAAAGCGATTCACCTTTCACCATCAAGCTGAATGCTTAACCTAAAATCATTCATAAAAATTACGCAGCAGGGAAATAAAATTTACCCGAATAGAAGCGATACATTCACTTTTGATTTCGTCAATAGTGTTGAGGTCGTTTCGACATGGGAAAACCTCGCAGACACAGCGGAAATAGTAATGCCGCAGAAGTGTTATGTACTTGACAAGAATGGCAAGCAGTATTCATGGCTTGGAAAGAACATTGGAGGCAAGCAGGACACATCACCCATCATCATGCGAGGTGATAAGATTGAGATTTCACTTGGATATAACTATTTCGATGTAACGCAAGGCGTGAACAAGCGAGTGACCGAGATGAACTTGGTTTTTTCAGGATATATTTCAGAGGTGAAAAGCAAAAAGCCCATCACCATTAAGTGCATGGACAACATGTGGAAGCTATCTCAAACGCTTGCGCCCAACAAAGTTTGGACAGGAAAAACCATTCAGGAAGTGGTGGAGGAATTATTGAAGCCAACAGGATTAAAACTAAACACCACGATAAGCGGTGAAAAATTATCCACAAAAATAAATCCTCCTATTCAATCACAGAATCAAACCATTGCACAGGTGCTGGAGATGATTCAGCGAAACTACAAATTTGAAACATTCTTCAAAGGAGATACGCTATACACAGGTGCATTCAGGTATTATACTGATGATGTGAAAGAGCATGTTTTTCGTTTTCAGGATAACATCATAAGTGATAACCTTGAATATGTCCGCACCGATGATGTAGTGCTTGGGATTCAGGCACAATCTTATGAACAGGTCGCTGTTAACACCGGAACACGCAAGGATGGAAAGCCCAAAGTAAAGACAAAGAGATTATCTTGTTTTGCGGTTTGGCAGTTTGGTGATGTTGTCGTTTATGATTCAAAGCCCGAAGGATGGCAAGGTGAGCAGAGAAGTTTGAACCTACCTGCAACCACATTGGATGAGTTGAAATACTTGGTCAAGAAAAACGCTTACAAATTAATCTATCAGGGATTCAAAGGTGAGTTTACAACCTTTGGTTTGCCTTTTGTTAGGCATGGAGATAACATCATACTAAGAGATACGATTTTGCCTGACAGGAATGGAACATACAAGGCAAAGAAAAACACTATCAATTTCGGCATGAATGGCTTTCGCCAGACGATTGAAATTGACATGAGAGTAGATACATTAAGCAAGGACACGATAGATTCAGGGATATGAAACAAAGCGGAAATAATGCAAGACCTATCATTGAGATGATACGAAAAATCAGCAATCCGATGGCGTTGGATAGCTTTTGGATTGTCATTGGCGAAGTTATTTCTGTGGATGAATATGAGCGCACATGCGTTGTGCAACCATTGAATGATAAGAGCGAAGCAGAGATTCCGAATGTTAGTTTGTCAGCCGAAGCAAACGATGGGCAGATATTAATTCCGGAGGTTGGAAGTGCTGTAATTGTTGGGAGAACAGAAAAGTTTCAACCATTTATCATCCTGACATCCGACCTTGCAAAATATATCCTGTATGCTGAATTAATAAAATTCAACGGAGATGCGCATGGCGGAATACCTATTGCAGATGAGATTGCCTCGCAGGTTAATGCAGGTTTAAACGCAATTAAAGCAGCATGTATTGCAGCGTACACAGCACAAGCAGGTATTGATGGCAGCTTAGGACTTAACGCATTCAACGCATCCATAACTGCATTGCAACCAATCAATTCAATAACTTTGCAAAACACGAAAGTAAAACATGGCAACGACTGATTTTTTGATATCAGAGGACAATGATGAACTAATTGTTGATGGTGATTACGCTGTAGGTGATAGCACTATTCAGCACATTGATGATTTGATGCTTGCAAGCCCCG